GACAATAAGCTTGTCGGGATAGGGTATAATGGCTTTCCGCGAGGTTGCGAGGAAGATGCATTTCCATGGGCGCGAGAGGGTAGCTTTCTGGAGACGAAGTACCCATTTGTTTGCCATGCTGAAGTCAACGCTCTGCACAACAGCATAATTCGCCCGGAGGGGTGCACGCTGTATAGTACATTGTTCCCGTGCCATGAGTGCGCTAAGTTTATCATACAAGCAGGCATAGCGCGTGTGTACTACTTAGAAGACAAGTATCATGAGTCAGACTCAGCTAAGGCTGCACGCCTTATGTTTTCAAACGCTGGCGTTGCTTACGCACAGATTAAATTCGCCCTAAAAAATATTTTGATAACGTTTTCTGGAGAGGCCGAATGAGGTTTTACGATGACGATGCATTAACGTTCGATGATGTGTTGCTGCGCCCAGGCTACAGCAAACTAAAAAGTAGGCTCGACGCGGATTATACAATTGACGCCTTTGGGTATGAAAGGCTAGCTCCGATTATGGTTGCAAATATGATTGATATTGCAACTCCAGACATGTGGAAAGCTCTTGCACCACTCCGTGTAATCGTGCCGTTCAATAGGATAAATAGAACATTACAAGAGCGTGTTGAAGAAGCAAAATATGCAGCTATGTTAAAAGATGAGTACAAGATGCCCGTAGCTGCAGCTGTTGGCTTAGACGATAGAGCAGCCATTACTGCGCTAGCGCCAATTGTTGACGTATTCTTTTTGGACGTGGCGTACGCGTATACTGAAGCAATCTTTGCTGAAGTTCTCTGGATTAAAAGAACCTTCAGCGATAAGTATCTGGTTGTTGGAAATGTTGCTACGTCTGATGCTGCATGTGATTTACGCTCATTGAAGGTAGACTATATCAAGTGTGGGGTTGGCTCAGGGGCAGTATGTTTGACCAGGCGTGTAACGGGATGTGGCGTTCCACAACTATCTGCCGTTATAGAATGTGCACACGAAGCAAACGTAATTTCCGACGGCGGCGCTAAAAGTTCTGCGGACTGCGTTAAGGCACTTGCAGCTGGAGCTTCATTTGTTATGTGCGGTGGGTTGTTCGCGGGAACAGATGAAACCTTAGATGACGGCACAGGAACAAAAATCTATCGTGGATTAGCCTCGTCAGACGCACATGCTAACAAACGAGGGATCATTCCAGAGGGCATCAGTACACATGTCCCAAACAAAGGTCCCGCTGAGAAAGTTGCCAAAACGCTGTTATACGGAATTCGTCAGGGGATGGGGCTTGTCGGGGCAAGAACACTGACAGAATTGCGAGAAAAAGCAGTATTCCAGCGTGTAAGTTACGCTACGACAATAGAAAATACTCCTCATATAAAAATATAGCTGGTGGGCTCTCTTTCAGCTTGACAAATGGATCTAGATCGCGTATACTGATTGTAGATTGGGAAGAGCGAATGTGGGTGGTCTTTGACAACATATTGCGGTGACATCCAGGGATGCGATGCCCTGGGTTGGAGTCTGCAGGTACTAGCCTAGTGAAGCTGAGAACACCAGTGGAGGGCTAGAAGCAACTGTGGGCGAAAGGGGTAGCCAGCCAAGTAGCAATGGTGCAGCCCCCGCGCCCTGGATTTGCTGCAGGGCGAGTAAAAGGGTGTGGCTGGTCTGCCTGCAACGGGCAGTCGGTAAATGGGAGCGGCCACGAGGTTCACTAGCCGGCTACACTGGCGGCTGTGGGTGTACCCACACTGCTGGTTGTGGCCCATGAGTGAGCCGGCTTTCTAGTTGGGGCGCTAGGGAGACGTTCTTTGATTTGTAGCTGTGCGAACCAGCGGGGCGCCGTAACGGTGCCTAGGACGACGCGAAAGCGAGTCCCGGTGGCGATGAGGCCATTCGCGTTGTAAGCGTAGAGCCTGTGGGATGGAGGAGATCCTTCGGTGCGGCGGATCCGCGACAGGCTTTAATTTTAAAGTTTCCGCTAGTAGCTTAAGAAAAGCCCAGAGGGAGATTCTAGGTTTAGGAGCCTAGATCCTCGGAGCAACGTTGGGGAAGCCCCGACAAGAGGATAGCTCAAGTCCGTTAAGAGCCCTGATGGAGTTGCCAGTTGAAAAATCTGGCCTAGCAGATATCATTTTAGGTTGACTTGTGCAACCAAATCGTGTTGGTAATGTGCTCTTAAACGCCACAATTGCCTACCCAATAGGATGGCCATACCGCGCTCTGGGCACGACAACCCGCAGAGTGGGCGGGACGTTAGCACATTAGCATAGGTCTAGAGAAGCATGTGCCGCAATTGTTTATTGGGCAGCATCGTTATACTGGTGAATCCCGCAGGCCAGGAAAGCTGATCACTTACGATGCGCGGTAACTGGGAATGAATCTTGGTTAGCTGCCAAGGAAATACTGCTTAATGCCCAATAGCTTTTTTGTGCTAAGGCAAGAGGCCTAGGAGCGAGAACCTGTATAATCCACCCTGTAGCCGGGGCGTTCAGGGCTCTGTAGAGAGCAGCACTGCCTAGGATGAACCTGCGGACACGCACACAGCAACTCTGGCGATAGTTGCTCTGTGAAATCTAACAGACAGACACCGTAGCACAAAGTTTGCGCGTTCTGGTACTCCAGACCGCTTAGCTGTCGCTTCCCGCCATTTTGGCAGGATCTTTGGCGGGATAAAGTAAAGTTTTTTAGTACCCTGACAGAGCCAGTGGGAGAAACGCCTCCGCGACTGGTTGTTTTTAAAATACTGGTAGCTTAGCACCTTATAATCTAAGACGCCTCTGTAGTCCAAAGGAAGGAGACGTTCGCCTAAGGAGCGAAACAGTGTCAGTTCGAATCTGACCAGAGGCATATTTTGGGCTTATGGTGAAAAGGGATCATGGAAGTCCTACAAACTTCTGTTGAAAGTTCGAGTCTTTCTAAGCCCATATTAATCTACGTATAACAACAGTTAAATAAGTAGTCTGATCCTGCACTATAATTCTTAGCCGAGGAGGCTAAGGAAATGAGTAAGGGATCAGACTATGTGGCTGCATGGAGAAAAAGAACTAAAACTAGAATGGTTGCAGCATTTGGTGGTTATTGTGCTATTTGTGGTGTATCTGGTCCAGAATGTATATTTGATTTTCACCATTTAGATCCAAAAGATAAAAAGCATGGTATGTCTACTAGAATTAATGCTATGAGAAAATGGAGTACAATAGTAAAAGAATTACGAAAATGCGTACTGCTTTGTGCGAATTGCCATAGAATGCTACACCACGGTGGTGCTATGCTGCCAAAAAAATACAATAGCTTTAATGCGGGCTTTACAAATTACAAAAAATATAAGAAAACAAACAAAAAAAGGGTTTCTAGGGCAATACAAAATTGTATAGTATGTAATAAGTCTTTAGACAATTGGTGGGCAACAAAGTATACCAAATATTGCTCTAATAGGTGTCGGGCTTTGGATACAAGAAAAGTTAAAAATCGACCTGAAAAAGATATACTAATTAGTGAAATAGAGGAGTTAGGATACTGCGGAGCGGGAAGGAAGTATGGGGTGTCGGATAATGCAATCAGAAAGTGGCTCCGTAGCTATGGAAAAAATCCAAAAATAGTTAAAAAACTTACCAAAAAAGAACGAGATAAAATAAATATTAAATAATGCTGGGGTGGCCGAGTGGTCGATGGCAGCAGACTGTTAATCTGTTATAACACACCGGAGGTTCGAATCCTTCTCCCAGCGTTTTTATCTGTACAAAAAGTGTAAAACCCAGTATAATATTGTTCGGAAGTTAATCCACTTTTTCTCGGTATGCTACAGTGGAGATATGGGAGGAGATCGAAAATGCAACGAACACTATTGCTAGATCCAGGCTATCAGCCAGTTACAATTATTTCTTGGACTAGGGCAGTTACCCTGATGTGGCTTGGTAAGGTTGAAGTGGTCGAAGAGTACGACACAGAGGTTAGATCGCCTTCTATTGCAATTAAGCTCCCAGCGGTTGTGCGCTTGCTGCGTGCGATCACCCGCAAGAGCCGCAAGATAAAGTTTTCGCGGCAGAACATTTATCTGCGGGACGGAGGGAAGTGCCAGTACTGTCAGACTTCTGTTCCGCTAGAGGATGCAACATTTGACCACGTTGTTCCAAGATCCCGTGGTGGGAAGACCAACTGGACGAATATTGTAATTGCATGTATGCAGTGCAACCTGCGAAAGGGGGCTAAGTCTCCAGCACTCGCAGGCATGGTACTAAGGAAACAACCATACATGCCTAGCAACATACCCTACGTTGTGTTCAAGCTGCGTCATTTGAGCAGTGTTCCAACTGAGTGGAAGGACCATCTAGCATCGATTTCGTACTGGACATCTGCGTTAGAGACAACGTAAAAATATAAACACATGTAAAAAGAAACACTAGTTAAGCATATTTCTCAATCTCCTGCTAATCTCCATACTAGCAGGAGATTTTTTTTTATGGCCAGAATTCTGATAGTAGAAGACGACAAAGTAACTGGACAATTCTTAGAAGACGTTATTATAAAATATGCAGATAGAGACTACAAGTCTGCATGGCCAATAAAGATAGCTCGGGCGAATGACGCTATTCAAGCGTTAAAAATGTTAGAAGAAAATTCATATGAGCTTGTAATAACAGATATAATGATGGCAAAGCTCACAGGCTGGGAAATGATTAGAGAAATTAGAAAAACAAAAGTGCAGTCCGACCTACCTATTTTCATAGTATCTGCAGTAGATGCTGTGGATTTACGGTACAACAGCGCCAAGTATGGTGCTAGTGGGTGGATGACAAAACCGATTAAGCCTGCAGAATTTGCAAATAAAATTTTTGAGTTGCTAGGGGATAGATAATGCCAGATACAAGCGTGTTTACCATATCTAATATTTTAAGCGTCATAGCACTAGCTGGCGCCGCTGGCCTTGGTGCTCTGATGAAAACGCTTATGAATCGTGCTTTCAAGGCGACAGACGATAAAATAAAGTCTGTAAAAGACGATCTTTCTAGGATAGAAAAAGATCGAGATGCCCTAGCCACTATGCTGCACTCGTTGGTTGAATCGAACGTACAAATAAACCATGCAATTGCAGCAGCTAAAAACCTTGATGGTTTTAGGCTGGAGATGATAGAAAAATTTATTTTGCGCGGAGATTTTATCCGTGAATTGTCATTGATTACTAACCAAATAGACGCAATCTATCCTAAGATAGAACAGCTAGATAATCGTATAGAGTCGTTGCGTGAGAAACTTTCGGTGCTAGAAAAGGAAACACCACGATGAATGGGCAAGTAATCGCTTCGATGATCGACCGCATAGCTAAAGCTAACGGATCTGCAGAGGAAGAGCTTAAAAAGCTCATAGCAAATGGCGAAATCACCCCAGAGGAAGCAGCAGTTATCAACCTTCGTGCAAGTCTTACACGCATCTCTGCCTCATTAGATTCTGCTATAGCGGCTGCCAGCTAGCGGCAATTGCGTGTATAATAGAGGCATATCTGATTTCCTCAGAGGGCAGAATGCCAATATACGTTTTTGAGTGCCAAAAGTGCCACACAGTTCAAGAATTTATGTTAGGCCTCTCTGAGGTGTCTAGCCTGGTGGTTGGAGACTTGGCAGATTTAGAACCGCTTGGATGTTCTTGTAAATCTTGCAAAAATACGCAGTTCAAAAAACTTCCTACTGCGCACGGAAAAACCGCAGTAAATTGGGCATCATGGAACACAGAACGAAAAGCCTAATAGCTGAAAGTATACGAGACACTGGTACGGCCTACGTACAGCTATTCGATGGGCTAAAGATTTACTTGATCGAGTGCCTTGCTGGGACAGCCTTCGTCGGCACATTTTTACCTTGTGCTAAAAATGCAAAACGTTATACTATTTGGGCAGACGAAATAAAGGGGCTCGTAGATGACACGCGCTAAACAGGAATTTATCCGTGTGCGGAAGGAGATCCGCACAGAAGGGCTGGCAAGTACAATATTTTACAGGCGTAAGACTCGCTTTATGGGCGTTAAAGACGCAGCGGCATACGTTAGTTTGGATCCATACAAGTGCACAGTTGTTCTAAATAAGGGGCGTAATACGTACGAAGATCTTATTGTGCTTTTAGGGCACGAATATGGGCATGTTGTGGACTACAGCCGAAAACCCACTAATCTTCGCTGGCAAGACTACACGTCAATGCCTGAAGACCTTGTGCTGCGCTCTAAACGCCCAGTGCGGCAAAAAATAGCGCTGTTGCGGACAGAGGCAATCGCTGAGGGGTATATTCCAGTATTTATAAAAAAATTTAATATATCCATAAGCAGGAGTGCAGAAGACCTCTACGCACGTAGATTTTATTATTTAATATCAATGAAGTATAACCTTATGTACGGGAAGCCCTCTCCAAGAAAGCTAGAAGACCAGTGGTACCACTTAGCCCTAAATAAAGCTCCCTCCTTAGACCCTAAGTGGCTGTACAACTTTAAGAAATTGTTAAAGTAAGACTTCTACCTAAAAAAATTTAGAAATATACCTTGACATGCTGCACACGGTCTAGTATAAGAACTGTGAGCAGAGGATACTAACTAACAAGGAGACTGGATATGACAAATGACGCTGGCCTGTCGGTTATGGGATATTTCGTATGGTGGAGTATTCACGATGTAAAGATCTCGCGGGATGATTTCAATGCTGCCGTCAGGGGAGTTGGGCTCACCAAAGAAATCCCGGAGTCGAAAGATCGCTCTGTTTTTCTGCAGGCGGTTCGAGAGGCCAAGAAGTCTGCTCAGCGTGACGGCCTGCTCATTCGAAAGATCAGTAAGAAGGCAGATGAGTACGCGTTCGGTCTGGTGGATGAAAAGATTGACCAAGCGGCACAGACTTTGGGGTACAACCACGCAGCTACAATGCGGTTTGACACGCAGACTGGCAATATCAGTTGCGACCGGCCGCACCGCGCGTTTGACCGCGTTAAGGCGCTTTATGCGGAGTTCACCGAGAAGATTACCTCGGATGGTGTTCGCGCTTATCTGCTGGACGTTATCAGCCAGCATTGGAGCATTTCCGTTCGTGCCCGTGGAGGAATCTACTACCTGCACGCTGCGTCCAATCAGGTCATTGAGCAGCTGGAGAACTTGCTCGGCGTGATCGGCGGGGATTGCTTCTTTGCAGTGGCTCCGCAGATTGACGCAGAGAAGAGCCGTTCAAGCATCACACGAGCCTTCATGGATGATCTGCGTGGTAAGATTACCACGTTCCGTGAGGAGATCGCAGAAAAGAAGGATTCGGACAGCAAGCGCAAGCAGACGAAGTGCTGGAAAGACCGGATCGAGGAGTTCCGTGCTCTGAAGGAGCAAGTCAGCTTTTACGCTGACGCGTTCCGGTTCTCGGGTGACAGCCTGACCAGCGACCTTGATACGCTGGAGCAGGACGTGCGTGCAGCGTTTTTGAGCGAGTGATGTAACTTGCCGTAATACAACATAAAACTTTTTATACTTTTTCAAATCTTTTTCCTTGACAGGGTGTGCTGGATCCCGTATATAGACAGTAGCTGATAACGAAAGGGAGACAAAATATGGAAGCCCTCGAAAAACTGCAGAAGTTGCAGGCCGAGTTGAACGGCATCGTTACAGAGCGGCCTGCGGAGATTGAGGGGGCGCTAGTAGCTCTTGTCGCAGGGCAGCACGTTCTATTGCTCGGTCCTCCGGGAACTGCCAAGTCCATGCTCGCCAACATGGTCTGCAAGGCCATTGAGGGCGGCGAGTACTTTCAGTGGCTGCTCACGAAGCACAGTACTCCAGAGGAGCTTTTCGGTCCCCTGTCGCTCAAAGCGCTGAAGGAAGACACCTACAAGCGTAACGTTAAGGATAAGCTCCCTGAAGCGCACATCGCTTTCCTTGACGAGATCTTCAAGGCAAACAGTGCAATTCTCAATGCGCTGTTGACCACGATCAATGAGCGCAAGTTCCACAATAACGGAAAGCCTATCGATCTTCCGCTGATTACGGTCTTCGGCGCGTCGAATGAGCTTCCTCAAGGGGAAGAGCTTGGCGCCTTGTACGACCGGTTCCCGTTGCGCTACTGGGTTGAGTATATCCAGGATGACATCAATTTCGAGGGGCTGCTTTCTGGTGCAGTCGGCAACAGTGAGCCCACTGTGTCTATCACGCTGGACGAGATCAAGTCAATGCAGGACGCGGTTAAGAATGTGCCCCTGGACGACCAAATCATTAAGCATCTTATTGATCTGCGACACAAGTTGGCCAAAAAGGGCATCAAAGTATCAGACCGGCGTTGGAAGGTCGCTGTTCGATTGATGCAGGCCCTGGCGTACGTTCGCGGCGAATCGGAAGTTGGCGTTGAGGCGCTTGACATTCTGGCACATGTGCTGTGGGACGAGCCTGAGCAGCAGAAGACAGTGAAGAAGGAGTTGATTGGCTTTGCCGATCCTATCAAGGTCCAGGTTGTGCAGTGGGCCGATGCCGCCGAGGAGATTTTCAGGATGTGCGCGGATAACGATTGGGATCTCCAGGCCATGACACAGGCCCACAACGGGCTGACCAAGATCCGCGAGCGCATCAAGGCTGACCTTTCCGGCCGCACCGGAAAGACTGAAAAGATGCTGCAGGACTGCTTGGACAAGGTATCGGAAAAGCTCAACGTTATAGCCGGTAAGGCATTCGATACCAAGTAACAAAAACTCCTTGACTTTTCCTCTCCCACAATGTATGTACCTATCAGGAGGCAACGATGGACGACGAATCTCGTGGGTTGGTACTTCCTGAAGTTACACTCTGGGAAGAAATGGAAAAGGGCGATTTTCAGGGCGCCTCTGACACATTCCGGAGGGAAATCGACAAAGGAAATTCAAAGGGATACCCGTTTGACAAGTTTTCCCAAGACTTGTTTTCTGCAATGTACAAGATTGCTCCTAAGTTTCCTGAACCGCAAGGCGACCCAAAAACCCAGTGGGCGCGCAACGCCTTTTCTGAGCTTAGCAAAATGCCCGAGTTTTCCACACTTAGAGAAGCAGACACCAAAATGGACGCTTTTCGGTCGGGCCTGGCTGCGACAGTGCTTACCAAGCATTTCGCTGAGCACCTTCAGAGTGATCCACCGAAGGATGATCCTGCGCAGCTGCAAGCGGACCTTGACAAAATCCGTAAAGAGATCTCAGAGATGGAGCAGAATTACGCTGATGGTGAAGATATCGATGAAGAAGCCCTGGAAAACCTGAAGGTTACGGCGAAGAACGCGCAGGGTGCCAAGGACGCCGCTGAAAAAGGTTGGGCACAGGTTGCGGCCTCTGCTCAGGGCTTCGAAGGTCGTCAAGTGCTCCGCAGGGCAATCAAAGAGGCGTCAGACAAGGTAGATGAGATTGACGCCCAAATGTCAGCTTTTGGAATCGGCAAGCAGCCCGGTGATGATGGGTTTACCGACCCGGAACAGAAGCTGCGGATTGCCAAACTGTTGGCGGATAACCAGAAGCTCAAGGAGATTGCTAAGCTTGCTGGACGTTTTCAGGCAGAGGCCAAAAAGGTGCAGCGGAACAAGGTCAAGCACGGCTATGAGGAAGTGATCGATATCGAAATCGGTGCGAATATCGAGCGGTTGCTTCCCTCTGAGCTTATGAAGCTCGGAGACGATACGCTGGAACTGCTTTTTTACAAGGGCTATTGTGAGCAGGGCCTGATGCAGTACCGCTTGGAGTCTACCGAAAAGCAGTCTCAGGGTCCGATTGTTTTCTGCATTGACAACTCTGGATCCATGAGCGGGCAGCGAGAGATTTGGAGCAAGGCTATCGGCTTGGCTATTGCCCAGATTGCCATGGCACAGCGTAGGACGTTTGAGATTATCCATTTCGATTCTAGGGTTTCGAGAAAAGACGTTTTTCTGGCTGGTACGTCGGACCCTGAAAAGCTCATCGAATCCTGTGCATACTTTTCTGGTGGAGGAACAGATATCAATTGCGCGCTAAAAGAGGCTATCGAGGATATCCGCGTTGGTGAACAAGACGTTTCTCTTAAAAAGGCTGACATTATCTGTATCACGGACGGTGAGGATACGATTGACGCAGAGACCAGCAAGAGCCTGAAGGAGGCGTTTGATGACTTGGGCGTGTCTCTGTTTTCGGTTGTCTTGGGGGCTGACGCAGCAGACCTGGAGACGATTAGTCATCATTACACACGAATTGACGACCTCTCGCAGGACGGGGACACAAAGACTACCTTGTTCTCGATTTAAGCCTCTCTAACACGTCCTCTACAACGATCCGTAGTCCTACCTCAAATTTCATTTCTGGAGCCCACCCAGTCAACGTGAGGGCTTTAGAAGAGTCTACTGAGTAGCGTCGGTCGTGTCCCTTCCGATCTTCCACGAACGAGATCAAGCTCTCTGGCTTTTTCATGATACGAAGTACTTCTTTTACAGTCTCAATATTGGATTTAGCGTTGCTGCTTCCAAACCCAACAACCTCTGCTGTTGGTGGAATGTGCTCTATCGCTGCCAGTATTCCTCGTGTAAAATCATCTACATAAAGCCACTCCCGCACGTTTGACCCGTCTCCATAGACAGGAATGGGCTCATTATTGTGGGCTTTCCGGATTACAGTTGGTAGAAGTTTTTCAAAGTGCTGACATGGCCCGAAGTTGTTTGACGCCCTACAAATTATAGACTTAAAGTCTCGGTACGTATGGTAGAACGCTTGTATTAGCAGGTCAGCTGCGGCTTTGGTTGCAGAGTAGGGATTATTAGGCTTGATTGGATCTCCCTCTGTAAAAGACCGCGTAGAATCCTGTGGGAGGTCTCCCCACACCTCATCTGTCGAAATATGACAAAAAAGTATGTCTTTTTTAAAGCGTTGGTTAAACCAGCGCACATGACGCAGGATGTTATGAACGCCCACATAATTAGATTGTATAAATTCATCGACTGCTGTTATGGAATTGTCTACGTGACTTTCTGCAGCAAAGTTTACAAGCACGTCTGGATCAATCTTTTCTAACACATAGGACAAGTTGGCGTCAGCAATATCTTGTCTGAATAATGGGATATGCGCTGGTATTCTATCGGGGTCTGCAGCGTATGTCAATTTATCAATTACTCCGCACACGTCTAATCCTATCTGATCACAGTAGTTTACAAAGTTTGACCCGATAAACCCCGCGCCGCCAGTGACTAACAGTTTCATATGGTTTCTCCTTTTCAACTCCAATTATACATACGCTGTATCGATTTAGTTAATTTCTGGTTTTTCAAGTTTTGTAGCCGAAAGTTAAAAGTGTGCTAGTAGAGTGCAGTATAGTGGTACGATGAAGACGTGTAGGATGATTTTGTGTTCAGTCTGCAAATCAATACAGCAAACTGATGTGAATCAAAATTACGACAGTGCATGTCCAAATTGTGGCTATAGACTCGTTCCGTTGAGCGAGGCAACTACTGAGGAAGAGGAAGGCGATGGAACACATGATAAACGCGGGGATTCAGGCTGCTGAAAAGGCGGAGCTTGTATTTGCAGAGCAAGTGTTCAGTGAGGAACATCTTGGTTTACTTGTGGGTGTGTACTCAATTATTATGCTTCTGCGGGCGATTACGCCAGTAAAGGAACGCCTTTTTACTGAAAAATGGCAGTGGTTGATCGCCCCCATAAATATTGTGCTCGCTACTGTCGGCGTTTTTGCGCTAGGATTGACTACGTTTGAGACAACTGGAATGAAAATCGTAATGGTTGCATTTGCATCTATGTTTGCTACCTTTACGCACGAGTCTATCGGTAAGTACCTCATTGACTGGGCAGTCAGTAAAGTAAAGGGTAAGTTTGCAAAATAATGAAGTTCTCGGCAAAAGATATTTTTGCGCAGGAGAAAATGAATATGCGCAAGCCAATCATTGAGGAAATCCCTGAAGAGGAAATTCAGTTTGCTATCAAAGATGACATGGCCTATGATGAAACAGCAAATCTCTTAGAGAGCACCTTTTCTGCGCACGGAGAGCCCGATAGGCTCCGCTTGTTAGACGAAGAGGGCAATCTATGGGACGTTCTACGCATGCCAAACGGAAAAATTGGTGTCGAAAAGCTAGAGCCACGAATACACTACTTGGGGATAAAAACATTTAATTCGTGGGAAGAGGCCCAAGAAGCACTGCCGCGTGAGTGGCATGCGCGAGCAATAAACGCCAACGAAAGGATCCTACCTAAATGTCAAACGCCTGGAACTGGATTAAAAGAAACACTAAGTTCGTAATCCTAATACTTGGATTCATCGTATTCTTTATATTTTTCTTCCTCTTTCGTGCCAAGAGTCGGGCAATAAAGAGTTTAGAAACCAAATTGTACGAGCTTCAGACGACGTTAAAGCTAGAAAAGCTAGCCGCTACGTATAACATAGCTGTAGAGGAAATTAAATATTTAGAAAAGGAAGATGCTGAAGTTGAAAAACAAATTAAACAGTTGAAGGAAGACTTACTAAAAAAGCTTCCAGATGATATGACTCCAGAGGAAATAGCTCAGAAATTTAGAGAGCTAGGATTGCCATGAAAGTTTTATCTGTATTTTTAGCCATGTTATTTGTGTGTCCCACAGTGCTTGGCCAACAAGCTGGCACGACTGATCTACTTATTGATGTACGTGTTGTATCCATAGAGGATGCCGAATGGTTAGCGTTTACAGCAGAAGATGCCAAGGTGCTTTTAAAAATGCGAATGGATTTTCCTACGCTGAAGCTCTCTGTTGAGGCCCTGTCTAAAAGCCTACAAATAAAAGAACGTATCATTATTATGCAAGGTGGTCAAATATCAAATTTAAAGGAGCAAGTGGGTGTAGTTAAAAAAGACAATGTGAATCTTCGAGAACAACTAGAAGCAGATCGAAAATGGTACAAAGATCCATGGTTGTGGTTCGCTATTGGTTTGGGTCTTGGGGTAGCATCTACAGCTGCTGTTGTGTGGAGCACAAAATGAAAGGCATTGTACTAGCTGGTGGAAACGGATCTCGACTCGCCCCGCTGACGAGTGCTGGCATAAATAAGCATCTTTTACCTGTTGGGCGCCAACCAATGATATTCTGGCCCATACAAAAGTTGGTTCAGGCTGGAATAAAAGACATAATGTTGGTAACTGGTAAGGAGCACGCTGGATCAGTAATTAACTGCTTGGGATCAGGTAAGGATTTAGATTGCAAGTTGACATACCGAGTACAAGACGAGGCCGGTGGTATTGCACAGGCGCTTAGCCTTGCTAGGGGTTTTACATACGGAGAGCGTATGTGTGTTGTACTTGGGGACAATATGTTTTTAGACCCACTGAGTTCCTACATAGAGGAGTACGCATTACAAGAGCGCGGTGCGCGCGTGATACTTAAGGCTGTGCCAGACCCACAAAGATTCGGTGTGCCTGAGCTAGACGCCAAAGGAAACATCTCTTTAATAGAAGAAAAACCTCAAAATCCCAAGTCGGAATATGCTGTTACAGGAATTTACATGTACGATCAACGCGTGTTCGATATAATTTCTAGATTGAGACCGTCTGCGCGCGGGGAGCTAGAAATAACAGATGTTAACAACGAGTACCTTGCGTGGGGAGAATTGCAATATTCTGTTTTTTCAGGTTGGTGGTCTGACGCTGGTACGCACGAAAGTCTTAAACTTGCAAATTCTCTAGCTGGAGAACTCTAATGGGCGTTTTCTTGTACAAGAAAAAACTGGGACCTAAAAAAGAATGGGGACGACAAGCAGCAAAAGAGGGGAATGTCCCGACAAAAACTTGCCCGAATTGTGGCGAGCAGGCAACACCATATGAGGTTTACAGGGATAGAATTACGTATAAGTGCTCAAGCTGTGGGGCTATAAATACATATACACAAATTCCAGCTAAGAAGAACGACGCCCCGAGTAAGGTTCAAAAGCTTGGGGGTATTACGCTCAGAGATAAATCCAAGCCAGAAAAAACACAGGAGCAAGTTGTTGTTACGCGAGATCCCAAAAAGGCAGAAGACGTATTTAAGGATGAAAATTTGCCATCTGAAGAAGACGAGTCCGCAACGGTGCAAACTGTAAATACAATAAAAGGCGGAATGAAGGACGCAAAAATATTAGAATTTACATATATCAGCGCGCGTGGGGAGGAGACATCTAGAAATGTAGAGCCATACAAACTTACGCTTGACAAAAAAGGTGACATTATTTTATACGGATACTGCCTAGAGGGGCGTGGTATCAGAACGTTCAAGATACAAAGGATGGCAAATTGTTCTAAATCCAACTATAGCTTTGACCCACAATTTCCGATTGAGGACAAACTAGTGAGTTATGAATAATGAGTTTCAATCAGATTCTGATCCGTTTGCTTCGTTAGATGGGCTCTTGGCAGGAAAACCACCAGAGCGCAAAGCGCTTACTGGCGGGCGTGTCCAGCTGTCTCGTGCTCCAAATCCCGTTGTATTCATTGAGCATGCAGACTATTTAAATGCGTACACATTAAACTACCCACAGTTTAAAGTTGTTAGAGACTTTTACGAGCTATTGTGTCCGATGTGTAATGATGTAGATCGTATACTGGCTCAGGATGACATTCCCCGTAACGATCAAATATTATTTGAGTATGATACTTGCCCTATTTGCGGCTACAGCAAATTCGAGAATCCAGACAATCTAATGTGGTACAACGCGCTAACTGGGGTAGTTGGTATGCGCGGAGGAAAAAGTGTCTTGGCTGCAGGTATGGCCGGGTGGGAAATACATAGTGCACTCTGTGCTGAAAACTTGTACAAAAAGTATGCCCTAGTTACTAAGCAGCCACTAGAGATAGCATTTGTTGCATCCACCGGAGAACAGGCCTCTGAAACTGTGTATGGACGATTCCGAGATTTTTTTGACGCGTCTCCCTGGTTTCAAAACTATGTTAAAACGCTACGCAATTTAGAAATTTCAGATCCAGAACTCCGTAGGTATATGCTCTACAAAGGTGAGCCAGGAAGTTCAACGATAGAGTTCAACGATAAACGCATAGTTGTTAAAGCGCGAACGTCAAACTCCGGTGGTATGGCGGGCCACACACGACTGTTAACTGTTATTGATGAGCTTGCTCGTATGGATCGCGGCGAGAGCAAGATATCTGCTGTAGAAGTATATCGCGTTTTGAACAGGTCATTAGTTACAGTCCGCGCAAAGGTAAACAAGCTGCGACAGCAGGGAGATTACACAGTTCCAGATGGGAAAATGATTTGTATATCATCGCCTTTGTATGAAGACGATATGATAATGACGCTGATGCGGCAGGCAGACACGAATAAAAAAATGTATGTCTTTCACTCGCCCACATGGGATTTTAATCCAGAAGTGACGCAGGCTGACTTAGCAGAAGAATTTGAGTCTGATCCGCTTGGCGCAGAGCGTGATTATGGAGCTAACCCACCTGGGGCGGAAAACCCATTTATAGAAAACCCTGAAATATTAGAAGCTTCAATTGATCATAATCGTATGTCGTGCTTCGATCTCACAGAAAAATTTTTTGATCAGGTAATAAACGGAATCAGATTTGATTACGTAAAAATATCAATGGATAACTTTAGGTTTAATAACCTAGTTGACTACGCAATCCACTGCGATCCAGGCCAGAAGCGGGATAGCTTTGCACTAGCAATTGGGCACAAGGACGGAGACAAAGTTATTGTAGACGGTTGTATTGAAATTAGGCCTATCCCTAAGGGAAATAAAGCTGGGCTGCTTCCTCGGGAAGCGTATTTCCCATGTGTAACAGACATTATATTAGAAATAAATAAGAAAGTATCTCTGTTTGCTGTCTCGTATGACAAGTGGAACAATACAGAGCAGGTGCATCGGCTGCGTGACAACAAAGTGCTTGCTGTGCAAAAAAACTTTAGTAGAGATGACTACATGAGATTTTTAAACACTCTGAAGGCTGGAAATGTGCGCTTCCCGAAGCGTGAGATTGACCATAATCAAATTGGTTTTTCTGCAGTGCGAAACGTACCTGTTGCAAAAGTTTTGTACGAGCTAAAGCGTTTAAATGACAATGGCAGGAAAGTAGACCACCCGCCAGGTGGGCATAACGACATTGCAGAATGCTGTGTTGGATTACACCGCTTGATTGCTGTGCCAGAAGAAATTTTGCAAAAGAGTATTATTCGAAAGACCCTGGGTAGTCAAATATACGCGCACAAAACCTTCCCTAAAAAGATAGGCAACATAGTTCGCTTGAACAAGTTCCGCTAGGCAAAACAATAGTTAAATCATATTTGTGTTTTGAGGTTATGATATTCCATAAACGAAAGGGGTTTGTGTATGTTCACCGTAAAATGTGTGGTTGCAGGGACGCTTTCTATAATAATGGAAAAGGGAAGTGTGACGCTTAAGACTGGGCAGAACTTTGATTTAGAGGCGTATTGTTCTCGACATTGGATAAAGACAGATCGGGACCTGCAAAGATTCATTAAAAGTGGCCTTCTAGTCGTTGTTTTTGACTCAGCTGATAAAATAGCACAACACCCAACTGGAAATGCCGTTTCGTCTTCTAGCGCCCGCAAACCACAAAAAACGCCAAGAAGCGATACTATAATTGTAGACTTTAGTAATTTACCAGATCCGGACGAGTTAGATAAGTTAGACGCCTACGTAGAAGGGAAGCTAGACGAGTCTGACCTCAATCTTTCTTCTAATTACACTGAAGAGCCCGTTGAGGCAGAGCCTGCAGTAGAGGTTTTGCCTGAGGTGTCCTCAGAAGAAGATCGGCGCGCCGCATTAGCTGGGCTTAAGTGGAACGACCTTCGCAGCACGGCAAAAGAAGCAAACATTAGTATATACAAAAAGTCAGCGGATGAGTTGATTGCTGAGCTTTTGGAACAAGATAAGTGAGCCTAACTTTAGATAAGGCACTAGTCCTAGCACAATCTGGGGCAAAAGATGGGAAAATAGGGCTTACAGCCTATGAGGCATTACTAAAACGTTTACCTGCGGAAGACCATGTTACATTTACTGCTGTGCTGGTCAACAAGGGGCTTAGGGTGGAAGCAATGGCAGACTATACAAAGAAAATAACAGATCTAAAAAATCATTTTTTGGCTCTAGCAAAGCGCCAGGGCTGTGTATATGAAAATGATTATCATAATGCCTGCTACAACATATCGGATCCCCGTGTTATTGGTGAAATAAATATATGGCTTGCTGGAGGGGGCGTTCCAGTTAAAAAGCAGCCCGCATTGGGTGCACCAAGGTCTTCCCCAGGATCTAAGTATAAAGAAGACGTTGTAAACACAGTAAAACACCCAAATATAAATAAGATAAAGGGGCCAAAAGTTAGAACTGCGGCTGACACTGTAAATACAAATCCAGCCAAAGACATGCCAAAGGTTGATAAGAAGATTGAAAAAAACAAACTAAACGACGTGATTAATTCGTTACGCGTAGGTGAGGACGAGTTCCTGCCGACGTGGAAAAAGTTCGATGAAAAGAAGCTTGCAGCTTTGAAGACCGCGCAGCGTATAGATGAAGAAAAGCGGCGCTTAGAAGATACAATTCGTGCATGGAATCCGGCTGTTCCCAATGTTGACGAGTGGGTTGTGGCCATAGAGCAGGCAACTGATTTTTCTGAGCTTCAGAGAATTTGGGAAGCGCTTTGGGGATCAAACGAGCAACAAGAAGCTCGCCCAACCGAAGAGTATTCAGAGTTTGTTGATTTAGAAACAGAGGATGAAGAATCTGTTGATTTAGACCTCACACCAAAGTACTACGCAAAGAAGCTTGCTGAGAAGAGCACGCGCAAGATTAGTACACCCGGCAACCCAGCAAATGATGAAGAGCCTGATCCAGTTGAAGACCATGTGGTTGTAGAAGCTAAAAAGGCATTTGATTTTGGCGCTAAAACAATAGTCGGGTTTAACAACAATAAGTTTACCACCTATATTGCAGCAAATGATAATCAAAAGGCTGTTGGCCTAGAAGCTTTCGATGTGCTACACGAAAAAGAAGGCATGCTATTTCCGTTTGAGGCAGCGCAGCACGTTACGTTTCATATGGGGTCAGTGAAGTTTCCAATCGATATTATTTTTCTGATGGATACAACTATCGGACTTCAGGCATCTAAAATTGTTCATAATGTCCAGCCGGGAGATCCAGGTAGATGGGCGCAGAATAACGTGGTTGCTGTGGTTGAGCTTCCTGGCGGCACTTGTCGAAGTATCGGCTTAAAATTGGGATCACTCGTCGAGGTAGAATAAATGAAATTTACAGCTGAAGACTTCGTTGCTGAGCTTTTTCCTGCTGAAGGTAATGTTACTATCGTAGCAGATACTGCACTATCTCCGGTGGATGAGGCGTTCGAGCATGCAAAGGCACATTGGTGGATGGGGTGGACATGGGAAGAAATATCCGCAACCCTGGAGGACATGGGTTATGTCCAGAAAGTTATAAACAATGCAATTTCTCGGACACAAACATTTGCGCGCGATGTTCTTAATGACGGGCCATTTAGCATGTATAAGGAAGGTCAGCTTATAAAGCTCACAACTGGATTTATTGGCCAATTGGCTGATGCGTTCAGAGAACATGTGAACATTATAGACTTGCATGATCAAAGTGTTGTATCTGTGCGTGTAGAACAAATAGATCGTTCTTCGTCAATGAAATTAAAAGAGGCGTATTTACTCCGTCTGGGCGCGTATAAGATAGTCAAAGCGGCCCCAACAGATGAAACCCCTGGAGGAGTGCAGAAGATTATTCCTAAGAGCCCGATAATGCCAGGCCCACCACAAAGCCAGATGCAGGTGCAGCCGCAGTTGCTAGAGAAGCTTGACGTGAAGGTGACGGAAAAAGCGCCCAGCGGGTGGGGGGATCTAACACCGCAATTTAGTGAAGTTGAGGAAGTTAGCGCACTAGCAGCTACTGTTCTTTCCCAAATCGATGCGGCTGAAAAAGAACTTGCTACAGTTGAGTCTGAGCTACAAGAACTAAATTCTATGGCAAAGGACTACCGAGGCAGGCAAAAAGACCTAAAGAAGCAAGAAGCTGAGTTAGCAAAACAACTATTTTCTGTTGTTGGATCTGAGAATGAGGCTATAAATGATTTAGAGGTTACGTTTTTCCAAAAGTACAAGAACAAGATAGTTGGGCTTCAGCGCACAATTCATAATCTTCCACAAGAGCCTGGAGTTCTTGACGAGCTTGTTGCACTAAAAGAGATATTGGAAAATAATGCTCCTGAGATAGCAAAACAGGTTTTAGATATTTTAGATACTTGGAAGCAAGAAAATACTACTATTGTAGAGCGCATACATGAGACGTTTGCTATGTATCCCCCACCTAAAAAGAAGTCGGGTCAACTTTTGGATAAGGCACTAGCTTGGTTTACACGATCTTGGGAAAAAGTAAAGGCCGCGACCAGTTCTATGTATTTTAGTCTATTCCCCAAAATTGATAGTGTTAGTGAACAAATAGATGCCGCCACTGCTAGGCTAGAGAGTAGTTCTCGGGAAGTTAATCTGGGCGCTGCGCTAAAGCATTACGGGTTGGAGTAATGAAAGCTGCCGCTAAGGTATACAAAAGCTGTGCTGGCGTGCTGAGCTTCGTTGATTCAGGCGATTGTGAGATGTATTGTCCTACGATTGACAAGCCAAGCAAGTACGTTCCACCACATGTAACAATTTCAATTGGTGACTTTCGTGTGCACATAGATAAAGATGCTTTTCTTCGGTTTTGCACGCACATACTGTATAATGATAGAGGTAAGAAAGATGGAATACCTGTACTACGATAGACTGTCTGACATGTTAACTTTGGAATCAGACGAGCGCGGAGTGGAATTCTTAGGCCCAATGACGCATGCACTTCTTAAGCTACAGGAATATGGGTATACTCCGAGTCAGGCTCGTGAGGCGGTTCTACGTGCGCGGTTTAACATGGGGCAAGCCGTAGAAATGGATAATGTTAAAAGAATCGCTAACAGAACTTCTGCGTAGGACTAGTTGTACTGCTCCGCGCACCCTTGTAGTCGATCCGCCATGTGGGATTACTCGATCTGTTAACTTTTGTAACGGAGTATGTCCATATTCAGGTATGTCTGCGTGTAACGATTGTATTTGCAACGAGCAAGATTATTTTTGGATTAACTGCTTGAAAGACGATACTATACCGAAATGCTAAAACGAAACGCGAATAAGATAAAAACAGCAGCAAGCCCAAAGCCCACCGTGGCTGGTCCGAATATTATACGTACAAAGTCGCATGGGATTATGAAGCGTAGAGCAGCAACTATGAGCGGTGGCTCAGTCGGCGGGTTTAGCTCTGCACAAACTGGTGCTATTCAGTCTGTCGCACAGTCTCCGCTGTACTACGATTATCGGTACAGTACACCAGATAAATACTACTTTCCAAGAAATAGAGTTGTAGCTAACAGTATTTGGCGGTCCATATACCTTCGTGACCCGGCAATTGCAACAGCCACAGATATGTATGCAGAGCTTCCCTGGTCGGAATTTGACTTGGTTGGGATAGACGACGCAAGCATAAAACGTAGATATGAGGATATGTTTAATGACTTGAATCTTGTCCCCAAACTTCAACCGTTTACAAGGGACTACTTTATTACTGGCGAATTGATACTACATGCTATCTTCAACGGAACCAAGGGATATTGGGATCGCGTAATACCGCACGATCCAGACTATATAAAAGTAGATGGAGTTCCATTAGTGGCAGAACAGCCGCTTTTATCGTTGCTACCCACGCCAGAGATAAAGCGTCTCCTTGCTGCGACAGACCCTAGAATGCGTAAGCTTCAAGCTATTATTCCGAGAGAGATCAGAAACGCATTTCGTATGGGACGAGAAGTTCCTCTAGACGCCCTCAACACAACATTTCTGCCACGGTTGAACAGTTCAACTGAGATTCGTGGAACTAGCCTGTATACTAGACTATTTAGAATTGTAATGTACGAAGACTTTATAGTTAATGCGAGCTTGGCTGTTGCACAGCGAAATGCCGTTCCCCTGAGAATATTTAAGCTGGGAGACCCAACTACAGGGTGGCTTCCAGATGAAGATGACGAAGCTGCATTTTCTGAAATGCTGTCCATTGCGGAATCAGATCCATTAGCTGCCATCGTCATGCACCACAATGTTAGCGTGGAACTTGTGGGCGTGTCTGATCGTATGCTCTTAATTTCTAAAGAGTGGGATTTCATAGAGCGTGTAAAACTGTTGGCTCTAGGTGTGGCAAAGTCGTTCCTAGTTGGCGAAACTTCCTTTGCTGCTGCAATTGCTGGTTTGCAGACTTTGCTAGAGAGGCTTTCAGCACTTAGAAATAAGTTTGAAAAGCAGTGGATGGTCGATAAGCTCTGTAAACCTGTCGGTGAGATGAACGACTTTTACAAGATTCCGCAGGCACATTTGGATCATCGTATTAGGATAAAGGACAAGGACAAGCAGGAATTAATAATTCCTAAGGTAAAGTGGCGAAAATCTTTAGACCCAACGCAAGACCCCGCAATTTTGGGTGTGTGGAGAGACTTAAAGGCACAAGGGATGTTGTCAGAACGTTCATACTCATCTGGTGCCGGCGTAGATCTGGACGTTGAGCGTAGAAATCAGATTGAGGAGGCAAAGTACCGGCTGGAGCACCCGGAAATATATGGGCCACCACCAGAAGCTAATCCACCAGCTGGTGGGGCGCTTCCTGGCGGACCAGCAGGCGCTAAGCCCCCTGGGGGGGCCGCAAAGCCGCCGGCAGGCGGAGGGGTACCCATGCCCCCTGCGCCCGGAGGTGGCGGGCTTAGCGGGGCTCCTGGAGCCTCTGACCACAAGATTAAAAGGTACAGCACACACAACCCTTATGTAATCGCAGCACTGAAGGATTCCATTGAAGAAGAACTAGATCAGTACATAAATACTGATAATCTTATTCATGTTGATGATGTGAAGGACGCCATAGATGACGCACTGCATAACAATTCAGCACTAGACGAAAAGCTAACAGCCGCAGAAGCCGAGTATCAAATCCCACCAGTAACATCTGCTTTCCTTTCTGGGGAGCCTTCGGGAGAATAACATGAAATTTGAGAGGATCTTTGTACACTGCTCGGCTACCGAGTATGGGTCGGCACTGCTGTTTGACGCGTGGCACAAAGTCCGTGGATGGACTGGGATAGGGTACCATTTTGTGGTATCTAACGGGCTATACTCGGGTTTTCAGAAAAGCAAATGGCCATTTGCTGACGGCAGTGTTGAGGCTGGCCGACATCTAGACGACGATTCTACCTTTGAGCCTAACGAATTAGGATCGCACACGTATGGTTTCAATAGTGGCTCGGTCGGAGTGTGTATAATAGGCAATAGGAGATTTACGACAAAACAGTATAAATCAAGTAAAAGTTTAATACTGTATCTACTGGAGAAGTTTGGGCTGACTGTGAACGACGTATTTGGGCATTACGAGGCGGGTCTAATCGATCCAAGGTATGAAACCGAGAAAACGTGCCCAAATATATGGATGCCCGATTACAGGGTATATCTAAGCGGAAGCATAGACGAAATGCAGCTACAAACTCGACAGAAGAAGTACATGGCTAAAATTTTTGGTTAGGAGTTAGCATGGCTGTCGTTTTTTGGACTAAAGAGAGACTAGCTGAGGTTAAAGTGCTATTCAGTCAGGCAGCATCTGTAAAGGACGTACTTAAATCAGCTAGCGAAAAGTTTGGGAAGAACATTACTGCCGACAGCATACGGAGTGCACTAAAGAGGAATGGGGAAGATGGAACACTAGAGCTACTAGTGGGTACGCAAGAAAAGGGCACAAAGCTGACACCCATCGAAAAGCTGCCCCCAGATGTCAACGCTCTAATTTCACTTCTAAAGAAAAAACGATCTAGAAAAAGGTTAGTTAGCCTGCGTGATGTTTGTGACGCCTTAGACGTTCCGCCTAAAAAGGCGGAAGCATTAATAAATAAGGCAGTTACACTGGGGTACACAATTAACGTTGAATCTGGAAGTTTGTACATAAATAGCGAAAGTGAACTTCAAGAAGAGATTCCAAAAATTAAAGTGGCCAATGGCAAGACACGGCATGTAAAATTTGCTGTGATCTCGGACACACATGCGGGAAGTTCCGCTGCAATGAAAGAGCACGTACAAGATTTTGTACACACTGCATACAAGAAGCATGGGATTAGAACAATCCTGCACGGAGGTGATATTTTAACAGGTAACAGCGTGTATCGCGCACAGGTTGCTGAGCTAGATATGTGGGGGTGCACGCGTCAATGTGAGGCTGCGTCTGAAATGCTTCCAGAATTAGACGGGCTGAAGTACTATGCGATCTTGGGAAACCACGATGTTAACTTTATAAAAATAGCTGGGATAGATCCAGGATATATTTTAAATCATATGCGAAAAGATATAATTATACTAGGTCATCTGAAAGCTACGTTTGTTCTAGATCCAGTTGGAATATTAATAGAGCTTTGCCACATAAAGTCGTCGGCCCATGCAAAATCGTACGCGTTAGAAAAGCACATTGCCAAGATTATATCTAAGGGCCACCACCCAGACATGATTTTTGCTGGGCACAGGCACACTAGTGGCTATTGGGAATTGAACGGCATACACGCATTTATGTGCCCCTGCTTTGAGAATGAAAATATGTTCGTAAAGTACTTTGATTTTATACCATCTATTGGTGGTATAATTGTAGATTTGGAAGTAGACTCGTACGGAAAAATATCTAGCTGTACGCCGACATTCAAATCGTACTCTGTACCAAAAGAGATCCATACTGTAGTGAACGGAGAACAGTAGTGACTAACTTATCGCCGTCTAAAGTGGATTGTTTTGCGGGCTGCCCCCGGCTTTTTTTTTACAGATACATAAAGCGGCTTCCAACTGGAGAAAATAAATATTTTCTTATTGGGAATATTGCGCACAAAGCTTTAGAACTGTTCCACGAAGAGTTGCTAAGATCTAAGAAAAATGTAAGCTTGAAAAAATTTATGGGCGAATGTTTTCGTACAGCTATAGAGAAATATGGGGCTAACAAAAAGATATCTGCTGGAGTCATAGTACGCCAAGACCTTTTGAATATAAAAGAGATGCTTCTAAAGTATATTAAAAATATAGACATAAATGGCATGCCAGTAGTAAAATGTGTTGAAAAAATGTACAAGTTTCCAATTGGAAATATTACTGTGCAGATGAAGGCGGATAGGTTAGACATTCTAGGGGAGCACAGGTATAAGGTTGTAGATTATAAAACTTCGTCTAAACCGGCCCCAAAAAAGGACGAGCTTGCGTCTGTACAAATTCCAACGTACGGATTATGGGTGCTAAATGACATAGACAAAGAAGCAGAGATTACTGGAGAGTACCAATATCTCCGCCACGTAGATAGAAAAGCTGGCATTAGAACGTATCCTGTAACGGAAGATATGATGTCCACTGCAAAAGAAAAGTACATAAAAACAGCAGAGGCGTTGAGCAGTGGATCCTGCACGTTTGAGCAAAATTTTAAATACAAGTATTGCGGGAGAGTTTGCGACTACGCTGCACGGTGTCTGGGGGAAGACGCCGTTACTTAGGAGGGTCCGATGGGTTTTAAGAAATCTGGAGATGTAAAGATCGCTAAGGTGTTTTGTAAGTGCGGCGCAGAGCTTTGCAGCCCAGCCGCAAAATGCCCAAAATGTGGTAAGCAAATCCTTCCCGAAAAAAAAGATAAAGAAAAAAAGTAATCTTCCCTCAGCCCTAAACACTAGTTAAAAGAAATAGCAATAAATACACTATACTTTCCCGTAGCGCTGATCTGAACCAATCGGGAGAGTGTAATGTTATACAGAACTGCAAGTGTTCCTATCCTAGGTGTATATCAATCCTCTGGAAAGTTTCATAAGCTCGCGTCTAAGACAGCTGACCTTACAGAAGAAGAAGATGCGGCTGTTAAAAGATCGTTGAACCTAATATCAAAGGGTGCGATCAAAGCAATTGCAAAGGTATACGCCCTAAGCGGAAATATTGATGACTACATTTTTCCTGTTCCTCGTGCGGTAACAGCTAATAAGTGGAATAACAACGGTGATCTATTTACACACGAGGAACTGACGCGTTTTTCAGCAAACCATCGCTGCATGGTATATCAAACGTTTACTAATGACCCTATCCATATCGAGCACGTAGCTTTTGATCCTAAAGCGGCGCGCGGATTTATCCCAGATGTCCATTATGTGCAGGGTGATCCAGAAGACATGCACGTAATTGCAGTTGCTGCTATAGATACCACCAAGGATATTCCGTTGGCTGAAGCGATCTTAAGTGGGAAGGCTTCAGGATGGTCAATGGGCTGCCAGTGTGATAGTGTGCAGTGTTCTCATTGTAATAAGACTGCATATACGGACTCCGATCTTTGCGACTGCCTAAAATTTTATAAGATGGCAAATATCGATGGCGAAACTGTGCATGAAAAATGCTTTGGTGTGGAGTTCCAGGAATTATCAAATGTTGGAAGCCCAGCAGACCCAGATGCATTGACACAGAGAATGCTACAGCGAGCAGCAATGAGAAAGGCGGCTTCACATGGGTCTGATGTAGTTCGTGCCGTAAACGCAATACTATCCAAGGACGACCAGATTGAAGCTGCTAGGTATTTTAAGGCTAACATGAGCCGCCTTCCTGAATCTGTTATAAAACTTATAGATAAACTTTGGTAAAAAAATATAGAACGACAGTTAAAGAATTTTTTTCGTTTAACATAAAATCATAACAATAGGAGTTGTGGAATGCCATTGCGTACTAATGCTGCTAAAAAGTTAGGATCGTTTATCAAAAGCGCTCAACAGGTCCCGGCCCCACAACCAAAGGTTACAGATATGGGTCCTGAGGGTGCCCCCGCGAAACAACCGGTGGCGCAACCACCGCAACAGGGCGCTCCAGCTATTCCTCCTCCGCCGAAGGGCGCGCCCAAGGAAGATATTGAAAAAAAAGTAGAAGACAAAGTTGTTGACGAGAAGTTGGAAGAAGAGCGCCTAAAGTCCTTAGAGACTAAACTAGACGAGTTTAGCGAAGAAACAGTAGACGTTCTTACGGATATAAAAGATGTCTTGGAAAAATCACTGCTCGATGAAGATGATCAAGACGACGAGCTAGAGGATTACAAGGACAAGCAGAATGACCTCGAAGAGGAAGACATTTCAGTTGACGAATTTGGACTAGAACCAGAAAGTTTGATCTTATCAAATGAGGAGGAAACCATGACGGCTAGCCTAAGAAATGCACGCAAAGCTCGTCTAGCCAAGGTTGCTGAGTATGGAGATGGCAACTCAAAGACGCTGAGCGAAGAGTTCAACTATGAGACAGACAAGAAAAAGCGTTCCGGACCAAAAGCACCCGCTCCGCAGATCACAAAAGTGAAAAAAGACGAGATTCCCAAGATGCTTAAGGTTAGCGATCTTTCTTTTTCCCTAAATGCTGATAAGACTGCCTGGGATGTGTTGGACAAAGACGACCAACCTATTTTTACTATCGATAAGCCAGATGAGCTTCCAGAAGATGAGTTTGCAAGCAGAGACTACGTGGCATCCCTAGTAAAGGGTATGAAGCATGCTGGTATCAAAAAGACTTTGGTTGCATACAAGGCCCGCGTTGCAGAATGTGGTGCTGTTGATAAAGATGACATGAAGAAGATGAAGAAGAAGGATAAAAAGGAAGATGACAAGGTGGGCGCAAAGGCGAATACGGCTTCCTTGATTGATATCAAGTTGAAGTACGCTCGTGCGCTGAAGCTTGCCATGACAGCTATGAACAAGAATCTTGTCAATCGTGGTGTGCACCCGATCAAGGCTAGCATGTACGAAATGCTGGTTAAGGTTGGCGGCCTACAGCCTGACGTAGCAAGCGGTGTGATCGAAGCCGGCTTCCGTTCGAACGCAGATGAGTTTATTGACCTCGTGATCGACCAGGCCGATAAGTACATGGACATGGACGATACTGCATTTGTTGAGTACGAAGCAGCTATTGGCGAAACAGAAACTCAGATCCCTGAGGCATCTGATGACATGGATGATACTGCGTTTATGTCTCAAAGAGCCGCTTCTATACGAAAGCGCGCAGCGCAGGGATCTGTGCCCATTACCACACACACCGACGCACCCGCACAGGTTGAGGATAAGGTGTCGCGGCTTAGCGCAGCCCTTCAGTTTAATGGCGCGTCTCCGAAGCTCGCCGGAATTCAAAAGCACGCTAAGCTAATAAATAGACCTACTAGATTTTGATAAGTACAGTAACTAATTGTTGATTAATTCAAGAGGAGAACTCAAATGTTAGACAAAAAAAGAGGCTACTACAAGAATCGCCCGTTTTATCCCGTAGACGAGAACGTTAGCGTTACATCAGGTATGGTTGCATTTTTGGCTACCAACGGGTCCGGCGTTACTGTTGCTACAACTGCAGCTAGCGGAACAGTTCCTATTGGAACATTTTGGAAGGACGCTGACTCTTCGTGGCGCAGAACCACGGTTGAGACAAAAACATTCAACGCTAACAACATTATTACTCTAAACGGTGGTAACGTTGTAAACACCGCAAGCATCAAGGTGACTAACGCCGCAGGCGCAGTTACATATACTCAGGGCGTTGATTACACTGTTACGCTTGCAAATGGACTAGTGACACGTA